TAGGAGACATTTAGGACCCCCAATGGGGGGAGACCGGGCCGCTACCCTTAGGTAGAGGCTTCAGAAATTTCTGGTAATTTACTCCGGGTGCCAAAACAGCACCAGCAGGAGCATCACCAACCAAAGACACCATAAGACCAGGGTCATTTGTCCTCCTCAATCCAAGGACCTGTACAGACGAGCAATCATCTGTCTCTGCTCCTCCAATCGTTCCTTCTTCAGGTCGGGATCACTCAGAGGCCAGGAGGAGGATCTCAGAGAACTCAGGAATCTCTCCCAGAAGGCATTTAGTGCTTTATTCATCATCAATAATCCAAGGAGCGCGTAGACGCATTTCAGTAAGCCCTTCTACTTGAGAAGGCTTCTCAGTAAAGACAGGATCAGAAGACACCTTCCATTCATCAGCAATCTCTGCTGCTTGCCTGTCCACATCATCCATTGTTGTTGCTGTCTTGATGTCTACCCAGTAAGGAAAACACCATTCAATAAGACGCTTGTACCAAGGATTAAACTTAATCCCAGGATTCTTAGCAGCATACCAAACAGCAATCTCATAACAAGCATAGTAGATCCAAGATTCTTTTCTCATAAACTAAGCCGATGTTATAACCGGTTATAACTAAGTAATAACCTATAAGGGTATATTCACTAGGTTCATATGGATGTCTAGGCGTAAAAGGGATACTCGCTTCGCTCGTATAGAAACACTAGGCTTTTGAGGCCTTAGTGTTCCCTACGATACGAAGGGAGAACCCTCTCAATACACCAGCTTCACTGAGGCTGCATATTGGAGTGGTCTACTTGATTCAGGAGGGATGAACCTGATCAAGCGCGGGTGCTATTGGATAGGGAAGCCAAGAGGCAGTCCGTTAGGGCTGATCTCTTGGCCTGGGTCCGCTGTCCAAAGAAGTCAAATACAGGGGGGCACCACTCCCCCTGTGGTAATGTCGACCCTGGTCAAACCCAGTCGTAGACACGGTTTGTCCGTCTCTCTGAAAGCTCCTTAAAGCCCAGCCCAAGGGCCAGGGCATCTGTAGCTCTCTGGGGGTCTTCCAGGATCATCTGTTGCATTGCAGACCACTCGTCATTACGGCGTTGGGCCTGCTGCTTCTGGGCAGAGAGGGCTAGGGCATCTGTGAACCACTGGACACCCTGAGCCATAGCATCGATACGGTCATCGTGCTTAACAGCTCCCTTCTCCTTACACATCCGAGAGCACTGGTACATCAACATGTACTCCAGGCGCTTCTCGGGAGGGCTGTCTGGATTAGAGCGATAGTCCCATTCAATGATCTTGGGATCCATCACCAGCTTGTGCTGGTTCAGGACTGGTTCCAGTGTGGCAATAATTCTTTCTTCCTTACGGACAGAAGCGCGGACCTCTTCCACATGAGCAGAACATTGCTGCTGAATGAGGTGACGCTTGATGAGTTCGCAGACCATTCCGTCTCCGAAGTTCGATTCAACAAGGAGCGTAGAAGCACGATACCTCTTAGCAAGGGAAACGATTTCTCGGAGGGTGTCATCGCTATAGCCATCCCGGAAGGCCTTCATGTCCCTCACGAAGATGTAGCCATTAGCTTGGCTCATCACCACAGCGACTGTCTCATCGAGGCCACGGCCTGACGGGTCGATAGATACAATAGTCTCAGAGTAATCGCAGGCCGCCGAATCAATAAACATCGGGGAGTACCAGCGATCACCTGGGAGACCGACCGCAGGCAGATCTTTGAGTACGTATCTGGGATCACAACTCCAGGAATACTTCTCAGCACATTCACCCCCCAGAGGAGTGATAATGAAATCAGAAAACCGAAGAGGAAACTTGTCCGCATCACTCAGAGTGGTATTAAGCTGGAACTGGAGCTCAAAGTTGGAGCGGCCCATCGAGGCCTCACGCTCCATCAGCTCGATATCAGAGAAGCGGCTATCTGTAGGATCACCCGGCTTTGCTCCTGCTTCCAGATCGGCCTCTAGGAGCGGCGCTAAGGTGCCTTCATATAGCTCTGGCTTGTCAGGGTACCTAGAGGGCCAAACAAAGGGCCTGTAGCCCCTCTCAGAGAGCTTTCTGTAGACGGTAAAGGTTGTCTGGGGAGTACCCAGGAAGAGGATACGGGAGGTGGGCTTAGGCATGAGGATTGCCTCAGCCTCAGAGATCAACTGCAGGAGCTTCTCTCGAAGCATGTCTGTAGCTGAGTTACCAGGCACCTCAACGTCATCAAAGAGCATGATGTCGGCACGGGAGCCGGTCATGTTTCCACTAATACCCACAGACTTCACAGAGGGAGCCTGGGTAGGAGTACAGCCACCGATGTCAAAGGAGACACGGGACCAGCGGGCCTCATCGTTAGAGGGCCGCATATGTTTAAGCCAGGGGATAGTCAGGATCAGCTTCTGTAGGAAGATGGAGTTAGCATCTGCACGTTCTTTCGATGCAGAGATACACATCACCTTGATGTTTGGATCCTTATAGAGTTCCCACAGGACGTAAGCCGCAGTAACGTAGGACTTACCGATACCTCGGAAGGCCTGTACCTGAAGACGCTTGGGACCGTGTTGGAGGTAGTCCGCGATAGCGTATTGGGCTCGTGTGGGGGAAGGGAGGCCTAGCTCATGCCAAACGGCAGCCAGGAAGGTCTTAAACTCCCCCTTCAGTTTCGCCTCTAAGGCGTCTTTAGTTGCACGCACGATAGAATATACCTAAAGGGAAGTAGAGGGGCCTTCCTGGACCTTGTAGGCCCCTCTGAGAGATAATTACCAGCCAGCGCCTCTAGAGATGGAGCCCATACCCGTACCAGTGGCGACAGAGCCACTTCCGTAGGAGACAGAGCCACCCCTATAGGCGGAGTTACCAGATCCATACCCACCAACAGACAGGCCGCTGTAAGCACCTGAGCTAGTGGACAGGCCACCTGAACCCCTGAGGTTTGAACCCGCTCTGTTATGGACAGAGGAACGGGATACGTTGTAGTGGGGATTGGTATAGGAGTTCCAGTTCTTATCAGGCTTCCAGTTGTAGTTGTGGATGCCAGCCTGAGCTACCTCGCGGAGACCGGGGAGGCCACCAACTCTGGTATTGTTGGTCCCGTAGCCCAGATCACCCGGCTGAACGCCACGGATGGTTAGATTTACAGGCTTAGGCCCGAAGGACTGGTTGACCCCGACATTGGTTTTAGTTGGGAGGCCAATGTTCCGAGTGGGAGGGTTGATGGCAATACCAAACTGAGCACCGATCTGTCCAGCAGCTGTGTTCCAGGCCTGCTTATCGGCCTTACTCAGCGACTTCCACTGGCTATTACCACCTGGAGCGATTGAGTTGAAGATGGCGCGTCCGGCATTCGGGGCTGCAGCGATGCTGCCCAGGTTCCGCGAGAGCTTGTCGATCGCGAAGCCCTGATCCTGGCCCCTGATCCCCAGCCTGTTCATTAGCTGCTTGAGAGGCCCCGGCTTGATTGCTGGAGTTCCGGCTGGGGCCGGTCGATTCGCCGGGGCCTGACGATTTGGGGCTGCATAGTGACGGAACACCTCGTCAGCTGCCTGCATCCGGCGATCAGTATGAGGTACTCCCGGACGGAAGTAGCCCTTACCCTCTGCAGCTGATCCTGTGAAGTACTTGGCGTACTCTCCAGGGGTCTTGAGGTTCTTGGGCATCTTTTCAAAGACCTTGGTCCAACCAATCAGGTCCTTGTTCATGTACTCCTGAGCGAAGTACTTGATCTGCCATTGAGCAGAGTTAGGGTCTTGTCCTGCAGCCCTAGCCTGCTTAACAGCTTTATCGTATGGGGTTCGACGAACGCCTGTGTACTGGGAGAGGCCACGGCCACGGCCAGTGCCGGCCTCAACTACATCAAGGTTGCGGAGATCCTTACGACCGGTCTCGATCAGCCAGGAGCCAACGAGGCCAGCCGCTTGGGCGGCATTCATTGTGGGAATACGGCCACCAGTAAGTTTGGCGACCGTCCCATCTGTGAGGGCCTTATAGATGTAGTCAGTATTGGGTGACGCCGCAAACCATTTATTTTGCGGAGCCATAATCTTATGAGGAAACGACGGTAACGGCTCCCTGTGTATAGGTATTGCCGGCAGTAATGCGAGCAGCAAGCCCTAGGCAGTGCTGACCGCTTCTAATTGTGTGTACGGTAGCCATTAGTTCTGTACGGAGGTTGCGTAGCCGATGCTGTCTACTGCTGTGACACGGTTACGGGCCACGGCATCGCAAAGGATATCCAGTACAACCCGGATCTCAGTACCGGCTGTTACCAGGCCGAGTGCTGTCACGGCGTCAGCATCCACTGCAATACCGTCATAGGGGCTAGTGAGGAAGGCGACACGATTGTTAGAGATTGCCATTGTTTATGCAAGTCGAAGGTTTAGAAATTCATCCACCTGCACGGATCCCTTTGCAAAGTTGCAGGAGCGACACGCTGTCACGCAGTTGGATGCAGTTGTAGCGCCCCCCTTACATCTCGGGCGGACGTGGTCGATTGTTAGGTTGTCGTCAGCGCCGCAGTAGACACACTGGCGGCCATCCCGATCAAAGATTGACTCTCTCCACATCCGCTTTGCATCGCTGCTGCGGAAGGTAAGGAGATCGTGCATCAAGGATCGGGGGGTTTCCATAGCAAGACATCAGGAAGTTACTTTTTGGTGGACTTACCGTTTGCCCCCTGCCTCGCTCGGTTCTTCTTGGGGGATTCGGCTACAAGCTTTCCGCTCTTTGTGTGAGACATATCGTCACCGCCCTTGCCATACACACCACGCTTCCGGCGCTCCGCATTCAATTCAGAGCGATACTTACGGTTAGCAGCAGTCTTGTTACGCTTACGTTGGGCGGCGTTCTTTTTAGCCCTGGCTTCGGGGTTATCCCGGTAGTAGCGGGCGCTCTTGCCAGGGTTCTTTGCACGCCTGGGAGCCATTAGGAGATCTCCTCTTCAACTTCGTCGAAGGTAAGCTCAGGGATCAGGCCAGCAAGACTTGCAAGCGGGCTGTCCTCAACGGGGACTCCTGTGATGTCATTCTTCGCCAGCCAATCAATAGCGGCGCGAAGGTCTGCAGTTGTAGCCTCTCCAGACTCGATACGGGCGATCAGTTCTTTAGTGAGAATGCCGTGAAGCATCTCAAACATTTCAGCCGTACCCATCTGGCTTTCTTTCTTGCTGGCCATTGGTTCACTCGCCGAGGGTTTGGATTTCTTGATACAGTGCAGCTATTTGAGCCTTGATGGCTTCCACCTTTTCATCTTCCTTGCGGAAGGGCTTCTGGCCATCGATGATGGACTTCAGAAGGCCAGCCACGCTGTTGTTCTGCAGCTTGGATGCGCCGATCACTTCGGATACGACGAAGGCCGCCAGGAAGCCAAGGGCTTCGTAGGTGATTTTGATGCCGAGGATTTCAATCATGATTTTTGTAGATAAGGTGTGAGATTCGCTGTGCCAACGATCCGACAAGGTCAGCGTGATCTTCAGGCCTCTCGTGGTCGGCTTGCCAAACCACGACGATGAGGCCCCAAGCATCACCTTGCCCATAGACGGCGCAGGCAGTGTTCTTGGGGTTTCTGTTTAGTTCTGTGCAGATCCTTAGAGAGAGTTTCCCTACATCATGTGCATCAGCCTTCCAGAAATGTCCAACCGGGAGAGGGTCTAATGAGTCCCCCTCGACGTGGATACGTTCAACATTGGCTGCATCAGGCCAGCTATAGAGCCAGATGGCTTGGATAGCTGGGTATTGTTGCCGCAGATTCCTGAGTAGACCCTTCACCGCATCGAATGCGTGCGGGTCTGTCTCGACTACTTCGTGGAGCGGAATGAACTTATCGGTGCGTTCAATGAAATTCCAGTACACATCGAATGCGGTAAACGCAAGGAGTGACATGGTCAGTAGTGAGATTGTCCTTCTGGAAAATTCACCCCAGGTCTTCTGGGGCTGAAGTAAGTCTACTACTATTTCTAGTAGCTTAAACATTTATTTAGTTGCAGGCTAGATACCAACCTGTGGCGGATCCATCCACTTCCCACCGAGGGAGCCAATTCTTCCGGCTGTACTGGACAGCAGCACCACCAGAGTGGTTGACATGGCCACCAGAGACCAGGGCGGCCTCCCCGTAGGGGTCGTGAAGGATGAAATGGGTTGGTGTGTATCCGATAACCACCGACCAATGCCCCCCGCCTGAGGGCTTAGTTACCGGACCTTTGTGCAGCCAGCCCACCGCGACTGGTGTGCCTGAATCAATGCAGCGTTCAATATCCTTGGCAGTGCCATTGGATTTGAACTTGGGGGTTAGACCAAGCTTCGTCAGAGCCCCGATCTGAGCTCCTAGATCAGTTGTATCCCCATAATGTTGCCGGATCAGGTTGTACTGATCGTCGGTCTTTACCTTTCCATAGAAGGCCGCGAGCATTGCACAGGAGGAGCTGAAACACTCCCGATAACCTGTGCCACTCTTGTTGTCGTTCTGATAGAAGTAGGGGACATCCAGAGGATTCTTCTTGAGAGGCCTCTGCGCGGCCCTGTAGGCGGCCTTAAACCACTCCAGGGTGTCCTTGTCCAGCCGAGCCTCTAACTCCTCCCAGGCGGCCTTCTGGTGGGGCTCAGCGTTATAGTATTTGGCCGCATTAACTAAGAAGGCCATCTGTCAATCACCAAGGGACGCCTACTGCTGTGCTGGGAGCACGCTGTTCATCAAGCTGGCGATCAAGTACGGCCTCTACTTCTGCTACCTTCTCAGCTGTCAGGGCATCCTTCACCCACTGAACGCAGGTCTCAGCTGTAAGGCTGGCGAAGGGGATGGCCACATCACCACTCAGACCGATAGAGCCATAGGCTCCGGCGGAATAGACACCATCATCAGAGACGGCATCAACAGTATAGTGGACAGTTGTGACCTTACCGGACTGAACCTCACGCTCGAGGTTAGACACGGCCCAGGTGTATGTGTTTGCCATTGTAGTTTTACTGTAGTGTTAGTGTTAGGCAGGGATACGGGATACGACTGTAGATACATCTTTACTGATCCCGTCCGATACCTCTAGCTGAATGTTTAGTTGGGTACCAGCCGGGAAGGCGGTATCTGTAACAGTGCCCACGACGGAGGCTGGGAAGGTCAAAGTCCCTGTGTAGGCGCCCGTCATGGAGAACGGCTGGAATCCAATGTCGCTAGCTGTTGGCTGTGCGGTAGAACTCACAGCACCATTCGAGGCAAACTGGAGATAGCCCGTCTTGATGCTTGTATCAGTGCCAAGCCTGTTTGTGAGCTCAATAGTATCTCCAACATTGACAGTGCCACCCTTAACACCAAGAGCAAGGGTGGATCCACTAAAGCCAACGATCACGCCATTGGCACCGGAGGATGTCACGAATGAGTCCATAAGGGCAACTGTGCCTAGTGGATCGGTCATTGTGACGTTCACTGTCGGCGTATTGTCAAGCAAGAGCCGTCCGCCAACTTCAACGCCAAGAACGGCCGGAGATGAGTTAGCACCTCTAGTCCAGCCGATAGAGGTTAAGGGGTTGTAGCTGTTGTAGGTCTTCCATGCCGGGTTAACCCTATGATTGAAGGTAACAGTGCTTCCGTTGATTCGGAATGAGTGGTCAATAGTTAGGGCATTTGTGCCACGGAGCCTAACTACACCGCTGAGTCCGTAGCTACTGGCATCCCATAAGCAAGTTGACCCCGTTTGTGCCCAGCTTCCATCAAGATTACCATCAAACATACCAGTTGGGGATTGGGCTCCCGTCATCGTGCTTGAGTATGTGGCGGCCGGTATGGTTGAATCAATCGACTGGACTGTCCCAGGCATCATAGAGGGGGCCTTAATAGCACCAACAAGCCACGCCTTAGCTTTGATAGACGTGGCTGTTTTGTCAGTCGTCATTGCGACAGTAAAGACCCCGCTGGTGAAGCGCTCCGCTTGCGGACTATCACTAAGCGTAAGGGACTGAATGTTAATCGTTTTCCCTATACCCCCCAGCATCAGGGCGCTAGAGATAATACTCATTTCACATCTCCAAGCAGACTACCAATGATCATTGTTGGACTGGCCACGTAATAGGTCAGGACACTTGTAGCGGAAGCAGTGAGGGCCGGTACAGTACCGCCTGCAAACTTCCAGTTGGTATCAAATGACAAGGTGTGGGTGCTGGGGTTGGTGATCACGACACAGCCGCTCTGACCAGCAACAGCGTTAGTTGGATTGCCGAGGGTGACGTTACCCGTCATGCTCATGCTGAAGTTATTAGCAGATTGAAGATCAATCGTTACAACACCAGAGGTGCCCAGGGTGCCAGGAGGGTTGACGGCACTGTTGGTAACAGTGACACGGCCCGTTGAGGCAACACGAAGGCGCTCGACGGGCGTTGCGCTTCCCGAAGGCGTTGTGCTCAGGACAATCCGCCCAGGCATGTCGTTAGCGCCAGGGGGGCCGTCTACTTGGGCCAGAATACGAGCCGATGATAGATAGTTTGTGCCATCGAATCCTCGGCAATCAAGCTGCATGATTTTGTCGCCTGATTGCACAACGTTTGAACCGCGAGCGCGATCCATAACCAGGAAAACAGGATTGGACCCGTCATAGGTGCCACGCATCCTAAATTGCGGACCAAATTCATTTGCAGAAAGTAGATTTATGTTGGCGCCAGAAGGTGTGCCGTTAAACGCACTAGACGTCCCCACCAACAGCCTGCCGGAGCTGTCGAGGCGGACGTGTTCGGTTCCTGCGGTAAGAAATGCAAGATTTGGCGAAGATGTACCAGTAGCGTCCAGCCGAGCAGTATTTGTGGTCGGATCAATTAAAATTGACAGTGATGTTTGACTGGTATCCGCTGCGTTGTTTTGTCTAGCAGTAAACGCTGTAGCCGCAGTATCTGAGTTGGCCGCTTGGACTTGCAGCTTTGCCGTAGGAACCTCCGTTCCGATGCCGACACGGCCTTCGGGAGCAATATGCAGCCGTGTTGCTGGTGGGTTGCCGCCAGAGGATGTCTTTAAGGAAAGGCTAATCTCGTTAAGGCCATTCGTATTAACTGCTTCTATTTGAGCACCACGAACACCTGGCTCGGCAAAAGATGGTGTCAGATCGAAAATTACCCCAGTACCAGCTGTAGCAGAGTTATTGACAACACTGCAACCAATGACTGAGCTACCTGCACTAACTTGTTGGCTTTGCAGCAACACACTGGGGCTACTCGTCCCCAGACCCAGCTTCCCGTCCGCTGTGATGCGGAATCGTTCAGTAGCGCCTGCATAAATGGCTGTACCATCACCAACGGATCCGATGCCACTACGGGCGTCATCAGTGCTGGTTGAATCGACAAAAGCAATACGAGAAGCAGTTTGTGTGGACTTAAACGCAGAAACAATTTGCAGTGGGGAACTAACTTCAAGAGCCCTAGATACAGGCTTCGTTCCGATTCCAACCCGACCACTCGCATCAATAGACAGCCGCTCAGTACCACCCGTCGAAAGGCCAATAGACGTTGTAGTGTCAATAGCGGTATTTCTGAGGTAGCGCTGGTCTGGAGAGTTAGGAAGATAGCTTAGGTAGTTCCAGGTTGAGCCGGCGCTCGTGTATTGGATACGAACACGTAAGCCAGAGTCCCCCACAAACCCAGCCGGCAGACCAGCAAGTGGGGTAAAACTTTCGATGCCGGTAGAGTCAGCAACCTCAACAGCGTAGTTGTTGGCTGGCGAACCAGGAATGTCGCCGACCGTAGCCACAGGTACATACTGAAGGCTACCGGCCACAGCATCAAGGGCGGTGGTGGCTTTGGAGTCAGCTGCATTAGCTGCACTCAGAGCACTATTGGCCACCGACTGGGCTGAGTTAGCGGCGGTAATGGCATTGTTGGCGTTTGTTGTGGCCGTGTTAGCTGATGCCACAGCGTTCACCGACGTAGCAAAGGCGTTATTGGCTACGCCAGTAGCAGCAGCTGCGTCGGTAATAGCCTGCTGTGCCAGAGAACCAGAGTTAGATGCAGTGACCCGGTCCTCCTGAGTAACGTACAGGAGCTGCTCAAAGTTGCTATTGAGGTCCTGTGACCGCAGAGCAGAGCCGGGGGTGAATGTAGCGTCAATCGAATCGTCTGGTGTCCGGCGATAGATACGAATAGCCGCCCCATTGGTAGGGGCGGTATTGAATTGCACCTGGCCGGCAACAGGAATCGTGAACGCTGTAGTGTCGACGCCGTCGAGACTGGCCTTGATATGGCTTAGTTCGAGGGCATCGAACGCATAGGAATAGATGTCAGTAGACCCATTCCCGGTGTATAGCGCTTCAGGTGTTGCCATGTTTTAGTACTGATAGTTTTGAAGGATCTCCTGGGGTTCTTGGGTGCCATAAAGGAAGTCAGACCGGCGCTGCCCACCAACAGCCTCAATCTGTTGACGCTTCTGGTTAAGCTGCTGCACACGCTGGGACCATTCCAGAGTCGGAGCATTGAGTCCAGCCTCCATCGTGCCTACAGCAATGTTGTGGTAGCGCTTGACAATAGTATCAATGACCTTATAGGCATCAGTCTGGGCTGCTTCCATCCCGTTCTGACGCTGGTATTCACTTTGGGGCTTGTCGATCTTCTTGTACTGGTCACTATTGAAGTAAGCCAGGAGCTCCTTCTCCAGCGCACCACCAGCAGCACGGAGCTTGTTGTACTCGACCATCTGCTCATTGCGCAGGATCTCTCCAGCTAGCTCCTTGGTCTTATTGGAGATGTCATAGCCCTCCGCTTCCATAGCCTTGTGGACAGGCTTGAAGCGGTTCTTGGAGACACGGAGACCACCAACCAGCATGTTGGTGAGACCCATCAGAGAGCCACCAATGCCGTCAATGGCATCCCTTGTCAATTCCTCTCCTGTAACTGGGTCCACACGCTGAGGCAGGGCTTTAGTAGAGCCAAGGCCGCCGTGCTTCTTCAGTGCCCAGGACCACATATCCTCAAGCTGGCTACGGACCTCACGCTGAGCAGGATCAATGACCTGTCCCCACTGGCTACGAGCGCCAGAGTAAGGAACAAGACCACGGCCCATGTTCTCAAAGACTTTCGTCAGTTCGCGGGGATCCTGTGCATTCACCAGGGAGGCAACTGTGGAAATCTGAGCCAGGTAGGACTTATTGACAATGTTAGACATCACGATGGCAGCCACAGACGGGAGGAAGTTACCGTCCTCGTCGTCACTGACAGCCAGGGCTCCCATATCAGCAAACATGCCCACCACTGAGGAGGCAGGTTCTAGGGCCTGGTAGTTGAACTCAGCCCCGCCAATCGTGATAGTGAAGGGCTTGTGGTTCTGGAGCCACAGGTCCCGGTCATCCCCACGCAGGGGGCCGGCACCAGTGATGTTGCCTGACAGTCCGCCAGCCATAGCCGCCCCACCAAGGAGGTAGGACATAGCCTCAGCCCCATCCCGCATAGCGCGGTAGTAGGCATCGCCATTCTTATAGGCGGCGTCTGTATTCTTCAGGAGGGTAGACAGGCCTGGGGTCAGGTTTGCAGCTGACTTAAGGATGTTCGAGGGGGTCTTCACGAAGGTGACGCCCAGGAACTTCATACCAGGAACCGAGGAGAGTTCGTTGAGCTTGCGAGTGACAAGGTCAGCCTCATCAATGGGGGTCTGGAATGTGAAGGTCTGACCAAGCCTGATGGCTTCTTCATCGATCACTTCCAGTCCATCATCAGACAGGACCTTCTTCAGCTCTAGCTCTTTGAACTCAGCAACTAACTCACCGAACTTCTGGCTACGCTTAGCAGTCAACGGAGCATCACCCAGCGCATCCAGGGCGTTCTCAACAGCACGCTTAGCAGCTACCTGCCGGGCAGCCATCACCTTGAAGTAGTTGTCGGTAGCTCCCATAAAGGCCATCATTGGGCGCAGCTGGGGAGAGTCAGCGATCTTACGGAGGTTGATACCAAGGCCGTAGATCTGTGATGTGAACCAGCCCACCTCACCAGCGTCAATCTTCTGCTGGAGGGCAGCCATATTGGCAGAGAGCTTCTCATCCCAGATGACGTATTCCTTAGCATCAGGGCCGTGCATATTCCATTGCTTCTTCGTCATCCGAGCCATCGTATCGATGAACTCAGTCCGGCTATCCCAGATGGAGCCGAGAGCAGCAATGGCCTGGGCACGAACCTTGGCATTGTGCTTACCAGGAAGGGCAGAACCCAGAAGGGCCTGCATCGGGTGACCAATGGTCTGGTAGAAGTTACCCCAGAAGTTACGGGACATCGTCACAGGACCAGACAGGATGCTGTTCACATAGAGTGAATCCAGGCCCTTACCAACGCTGGCCAGGGCGGTCTGTACGGAGCGGAAGTTCTTCTGGGTAGGCTGCATCACCTGCATCACCTTCGCGGCTCTCTCAAGCTCACGGAAGGCTGCCTTATCACCATTAGCCAGGCGGGTGCGGAGCTGTGCAAAGGACTGGTACAGGTTCTCCTCCTTAGCCAGTTGGTTCTGGAGGTCCTCCTGCATCTTCTTGAGGTAGGGGCTAGCCACCTGGGGCTGACCATTCACATCAGGAAGGTTGCGTCCGACGTAGTCGAACTCACGCAGCTTGCCAGAGGCGGTCTGCTTGGAGAGGGTACGGACGTTGAGCATTGCCATCATCCGATCCATCAGACGAGCTGCATCCTGACCAGCCTGGGGGAGCCATCCACGGTGTTGCGGATGACCGATTCAGACAGGTCGATTGCTTGACGCTGGAGCTCCTTCAGAACCATGCCGTTGGCGGCCAGGCCCTCGGTGGTGAACAGCTTGTTGCCATCCACGATCGTGAGGAACTTCTCGTCTTCAAGTAGCTTCAGGAAGGCGGCATCATCAGCACCCAGGAACTCCTTGGCCATCTCCACTGCCTCAGGCAGCTTCTCGATGGTCTGGGCTTCGGTGTAGATGACACGGCGCTCAATGTCAGCGACGGTGTTCTCCAGGATGGCCAGGCCCTGCTCCCCTTGGGAGAGGCTGTACACATCCATATCTGTGAGGCTGGCCTTACCGGGGGCTGCTGTGCCTACGACAGGCTCAGTGTCATCGATAAAGTCATCCACAATGTTGGAGCGGGGCTGCACAGGGGCAACCTGATCCACGTTGTAGCCGGCCTCAGTAACGGCCTCAGCACGGCTCATAGTGGGCACCAGCTCGTCTGCACGGCGGGCTGCACCCTCTACTACCTCAGGCATCACAGAGGGGGCTTTACGGCCCACCTGAGAGGGCTGTATCTCTCCCTTGTGGATAGCCACAGAGATCTCATCTACAAGCTCACTCCAGCGGCTGTAGGGAGTCATCGACTTGGAGCCCTTGGCTGCAGGAGCCAGGAAGTCCACAGAGGCAATGGTGCCATCTGCAGAAACCACACGGCCCGTACCACCCTGGGTGGCAATCTGCTGGCCAACACCAACCATATCGCCTTCCTTGACCTTCACAGAGCCATCAGCCAGGTGTGCATACAGCACATCCACGGTCTGACCGGTCTTGGGGTCGATGGATTCAACGACGATGTAGTTGCCGTAGCCCTTGTTGCCAGAGCCCTGACGACCAATCTCCTTGACACGTCCATCCAGCAGGGCTGGGAAGCGCTTGTCCTCGAAGTAGAGGTCGAAGCCAGGCTGTCCACCGCTGCCCTCTTTGACGATCGAGGTGACGTTGGAACGGTCCAGCTTGACTGGGATGTAGTCAGCAGCAAACTGCTCGGTGTTTCCAGTAAGTTTGGCTGTAATAGCCTGCCGCTCTACGGTCAGACGCTCTACATTGGCGGAGAGGTTGTCACGCTCAGCCTTGGCAACCATAGTGTCCTGACGGGTCTGGACCTGTTGGTTGAAGATGTCGTTACGTTGGGCCACCAATTCATCCAGCTGGGCCTGAATAGCCTCGCGGGATTGGAAGTCAGACTTGGGCGGGACCTCGATGTTGTCGAGGCGGGAGGATAGGTTCTGTGCAACCTTGTCACCAGAGGCTCCCAGCTCAGCCACAGCTGCCTTGAAGTCCTCGATGTTGTCTGCAGTCAGACCCTGCACACGGCGACCAGGCGTGATAGTGACGCCTTCGGGGAGTGTGAGGGAGTTGATGCGATCTACCTGGGCCTTAGACAGGCTCAGCTTCACGCTGGATTGCTTGGCAATCTCCTCTGCGGTCGGATAGGCGTCGAGGTTGCGGGTCAGTTCAGCAATCTGGAGGTTCAGGTTGCCGCCAGTAGCCGCTTGGCTGTTAATTATAGCGTCAGCCTCGGCCAATCCCTCATCAGCTGCAGATAGATTTGCAGAGAATTCACCTAATTGGCTATCAATCTGGCGGATCTCGTCCTGGATCTCAGGAAAGCGGGTTACATCAAAGACACGCTCGTCAGGATCACCACCATACTTGACTGTATTGGCCACATCATCCAGATACTTGGAGGCCTCATAAGTCTCGGAGCGGGCCTTCAGGTATTGGAAGATTGGATCGGTGTCATCTACGGTCTCAGCAGCCTGAGCAATCAGCTGGTTGAGCTTCATCCGGCTGGGATCCTCTTGGATCAGACGGAGAGCAAGGTCACGCTCAGTTGCCTTGGTGTAATCGAGAGTCGCCCCGAAGTTGTCCTGGGCGAATGTGTCTGCCAGGAGCTTCTTCAGGCGGCCCTGGGCCTGCTTGGCAAGCTTGGGAGCAGCAATCTCACGGGCAGCACGGTGGTATTCAGCAACAGCAATAGCCTTACGCTGATCCTTCAGCACTTGGGGGTCGGTGAGCATCCGGCGGGTCTCTTCCAGTAGGGCCTGGATGGGGTCCTCGGAGGAGATGATCTTTGCAGGATCAACACCCAGGTTTTTCTGGACGTTGAGGATCATCTGATCAAGCTGCTTCTTCTTGGCACCCTTACTCCAGGCCTTAGCAACCTCATCAAGCTTGGAGATGGCCTTGGAGCCACCTACAACCTTCCAGAGGGCCTGCACAGCAGGAGCACCTACAGCCTCAAACAGAGCGCCTTCCAGGCCCACGATGGCCCGGTTGACCATAGGGTCGTTGGCATCATTGGTCTGGAGCATCTTGGTGAACTCCGTGTTGCCAATGAGGGTGCCATCTTCGGCAGTACCGTCAGCAGCAATGAAGTCCTCGATGAAGCCCTGGGCTCCACGAGCAGCAAAGCCAAGGCCGCCAGTAAGGCCAGCACCCAGACCACCACGGGTCAGAGCGCCTACACCAAGGCCAGACATCACATAGCGGCTGAGGGTACGCATACCCTTACCGACTGTGGTGCTGTTCTCCCGGACGATGCCGAAGTTGACAGGCTTGAGGTCTGTACCAAAGGCGAAGTTAGTGGCCTGGGGAGCCAGGTTCACAGCACCTTCTACGAGGTCCTCCGCACCACCTGCAAGGGCACGGACGCCCTCCCCGAAGAACATTGCCCCGGGCTGGGCATCAAAGCCTCGCTGGGTCTCGATCTGAGCCCGCTGGAAGTCGATACGCTGCTCAGCGCGCTGGCGAGCGATCTCGTCGGGGGTTTGCTGGTCCCCCTGGAATACGTTATCTACGAAGTCGGTGACGGGGATAGCGACGTTCTCCTCCACCCACTTCTGGACCCCGTTCATCCCACCAGGGGCCTCGGGGCCTGCCTGTTGGGGAGTAGCAGCCTGGGGCTTGGGGGCCTCGGCTTGGGGTTTAGTAGCACCGCCTCCCTCTTGAGGGGACGGAGCTTGTTGTTGTTTTGCTTGTTGTTGCTGCCACTTCTTGAATTCTTCAAGCTGTTCGGGCGCAATCTGCGACTCAACGGGCAAGCTGGTCCCGTCAAAAGTGAAAGGCATAGTGTTACTCGCCTAATGCGGTACGAAGTGAGTTAAATCTGTGTTCATACACGGAGTGGTGGAAGCCTTCCCACGCCTTTGATGCCCTCCACAGGTCATTCAGGCTGGGGTTGGGAGCTGTGACTGTGCGCCACACTTCCGGGTATCTGGTACGGATCTCATCAAGAGCGAATTGGACCTGCATAGTTCCATCGCTGATGTCCTTACCTTTAGCTGCGGCATAGGCCTTCATATTCTCCAGACGGCCTCCCTGGTGACCAAATAGGCCATAGCCATCACCACCGTCGTGTACAGCGGTGGGTTTGCCAGAAGACTCGTCCATCATGTTGGTTGCCAGCCAGATAGCTCCACGAGGCGATAAGCCTGCGGAGAGGGCCATCTGTTGGGCTGTAGCACGGCTCAGAGGAGCTCCAGGTGCGCTTACACCAGTAGTCGCATCACCGGGCTTAGAGCGCACAGGAGCGAGGGATGGGGAGCCTCCCATACCGTGGATGGCTGCCTGGTGAGCAAGGAGCTCGTCAGGGCGCACACGGGCGCGTACAGCAAGGGCTAGGAACTCAGGGGGATAGACACCAGTGCGGGCATATTGGGCATCAATAGCCACCACTTCCTGGGGGGATACAACCACCACCTGCTGGGAGTTGATGTGACCGTATGAGCCCTTCAGCAGTGCCTCACGGGTAGAAGACTCCGTCATCCACACCACATTCCGGCCCTTGTAGGGGACGACGGCTGTAGGGGGGATGGTCTTGGTGCGCTCAGGCACCTGAGACATCTTGCCCAGCTCTAGGACTCGGCCGTGTTGGTCTACCTGGATTGGAGCCTCAAGGAGGTCCTTGTTCTTGGTAGCAAGCCAGTCCTGATAGCCCTCAATGGTGGCATTGGGTTGTGCCCAGTAGATGCGCGTGCGGCGTGCCAGTTCATCCTGGCGCTCCTTGATGACGGCATCAATCTGCTTCGTGAAGAGGGGGTTGACGGCAGTGTTGTACTGCTTCTTGAGACCCTCCAGGGGCTTACCAAGCACCAGATTCTGGGCAGACTTGAGCGCCTGCTGTGCCTGGGGATCCATCTCCTTCTGACGGGCCTGAGCAGCCTTCTGCAGCTGGGCCTTCATCTCATTGGTGATGGCCGGGTTCTTCAGGGCCTGTGCAATGTCACGCTCATCCCCGAGGGAGATGACGTCATCCACACGGGTCTGTAGGTGACCAGCATCCACAGCCTTGGTCCCCATAACGTGCTTCTCAAGCGCTGCATAGCGCTCGATAGACAGGGAACCCTCATGTTGGGACAGGAACTCTTCGCGGAGACGGGGAAGGTCTGCAGGGTTAGCCCTACCAACCTGGAGGTCCCACTGGGCTGTAGCTAGTTTGTAGTTGTCCTCATTCTGCTGGCGGAGGTTAGCCTCAGCACGCTGGATACGACGCTCTTCCCACTTGGCATATTGGCCTTGGAAGCGCTGGGCCATCATGGGGTGCTGCATCAGCGACACCACCGGGGCGTTATCTCCAAGGAGGTCAGCCTGGGCAGTAATCCCGTTGAACAGCTCAGCAAGTGCTTCAGGGCCGCCCTGGGCGTACACCTGGCTGACGTGCTTGTTGACCTCAGTAGCATCTGTGAGCGTAGAGAACGAGGCCATAGCGTCGCCCAAGGCCTGGGATTTAGTGGCCTCTTTTACGACACGGTTATTCTCTGCGTTGTACTGCCTGCTGACCCCAGCAAGGGCCTGCAGCATTGGTCCCTGGAGGTAGCGGGCTACCACGACAGGGTTCATATTGGTGAGGCCCTTCTCACGGATGAAGGTCTTCAGGCCGTCATACTGAATAGCCTGGAGCTTCACCGCGAAGTCAGGATCACCCTTTGTCAGGACGCCTGTCTCTTGGGCCTGCATAACAACCTTGTTGAGGAAGTCAGGCAGCTCGTTGGTGGCCGTAAGGGCCGCCATCTCCTGCATAGTGTGCAGGTAGAAGGGGTTACTAGCACGGATGCGGGCTGCATCGTTAGGCAGACCCTGCTTCTCCAGCTCAGCAGCCAAGGCGCTGGCCTCTCCCTGCTTAGCCAGGCGGCCATACTGGGCCTGGTCTACACGCAGCATCTCCCCCAGGTTGGGGTTAAGCACGTAGTCCAGGGTGGCATGGGCCTTCATCTCCTCGGCCTTCTTATCCTGCTCCTTGACGTTCTGCTCCCACAGGGTCTTGGAGAACGGAAGCATCAGAACACCGAACCGAGTAATAGACTCGGTGTCTTGGCGCTGGTTCAGCAGCTTGAACTCATCACTCTTCTGCTGGTGCATGATCTGCAGCTGTTTGATCTGCAGGGATTGATCCTCCCGCAGCTTCATATTGTTCAGCTGCTGCTCCCCGAACATCTGCTCGTTCTTTAGAACAGCGTTGTTGCGGCTGTTCATAGCCTCCAGCTGAAGGCGCTGGTTGCTGAGGGAGATACGGTCTACGCGCTCGTTATTTCTGATCGTTGCCGCTTCCTGCTGCAGGAGGGCCTCAGAGGAGCGCTGTAGCTGCTTATTCTGATAGTTGATGTCAGAGTCCAGGGCCTGCTGGCCATTGGGAACGCCGATGTAGGCATTACGCTGTACATCTGATCCCCGGTACTGAACGGTTCTATGTTCGTTTGCCATTAGTCTATCTTACCACCGGGTTTGGGGATCATTGATTGGGCCTGCATACCGGCAGAAATGCCTCCCATAATCGAGCTACCAATGCCGGCCACGAGACCAATGCCGCTAGGGCCAGGAATCCTGGAAGGAGCAGGAGCCCAGAGGGGCTTACTCCAGGGGGCCAGTTCTGTCTGCATCGGGGCAAAGATGGGCTTCTTAGGCATAGAGGCATAGACCGGCTCCATCGGAGCTGGGATGCCAATAGGCTGAGAAGGCTCAGGAATGATGTTGGATACTGCCTCCCAGTCAGACTGTACTTTCTTGGTGAAGGCATTAGTGACCTCAGAGAAGAAGCCCTCCTTGGCGTTACCAAAGTTGGTATCCAACATGCTCATGTCACGGCCATAAGCAGCATCGAGGCTCTGGGCAGCCAGGCCAATCGATCCACCAGACTTACCGGTAGCAAGTACCGAGCCTGTAGCCGTTAGGTTCGAGACCATCAGACGCTCACCCTCGAAGGCGGCCACTGCAGCCGCATCACGGAGGCGACGCTGGGCTTCCTCCAGCTCGGCACTAAGGCCACGCTGGTTCATCTGCTGCTGGATTTCTGCAACCTGCTTAGACAGGGTGGAGCGGTTCAGCTGCTGGGTGTACTCAAGCTGTTGGTTGAGGTTCTGATAGTCGTTCTGTGTAACTGCATACTGCCATTCTTGGTGAGCCCGTAGGTTGCTACGAACGGTCTCATCCATCGCTATGATGGACTGCTGCAGGATATTCTGGTTCTGGAATTCAACTGCGCGGTTGTTCTGCTGCAGCTGGAAGATGTTCTGTCTCAGCGCTTGCTGGGACTGGTTGGCAATCTGCTTGTTCTGATATACGGTCTGTTGCCAGGCTGCATTATTAGCCGCAGTAGTCTGTGCCTGCTGCTGCTGATATGAAGCGATGGTACCCAGACCGCCAATAACGGCAGTTGCAATACCGATTACTACTGGGGCGCACATAGTTTCGCAAACTCTACATAGGTGAGCTGGTTAGGTCCTACTGGGATGTAGGAGAGCCTCTTGAACCCTAGTAGATGCAAAAGTTTGAGGTGCATCTTATTTCGGGGGTCGGCGTGATTGTGGAGCATTATGTAAGGCAGCGAGTCGAGCCAGATCTTGGCTCCCCTCAACAACCTCATAGGCATCTGTTCTACTGCCTCGGTGCATAACATCCACACTCGACCGATCCCATCCCCTTCGTCAACACAGCCCGCAAAGCCAGCAATCTCTCCGTCATAGTTGACGAATTTGATTGGGTCATCTGTCAGGGCCACAGAGAGGGGCAAGGCCATCATTGGATGAATGCCTGTGCCCATTAACTCTCTGCGATCTTCGTATCTTAGCTTGGAGGAATAGCGAAACGCTTCTAGCGCTGTGGTCGGGTAGATGATATTAGACAGCCTTGATGCCTCGGTTGGAGTAGATTCCATACCAAGTAGCGGCTACTAGGGATAGGGGGAATGGGGTGTAGCTGTAAAGGCTGACGAAGGAGTCAGTACCCTTACCGTAAATTGGGATTACGTTATCGATTAAGCTCGGCAGTGGGGATGAGTTGGCTAGATAGATGTTGGAGACGGACTGGCTGAAGTCATAGACCTTATCAGGCCGGCCCAGCACGGCTACGTGCGCGCTATAGGGGCCAACATCATTACCCTGGATAACCATACGGGTGACCCTGGGGATGTTGATAACATCAGACTGGAACCGCCCCTCACCCGTCTGCTCCTTACGGTAGAACGAGGGGAGATCAAGCCTAAACTCATAGGTATATCCTAGGACTACATTCAGGGCCGTTGTACGGTTTCCAGGGATGGTCACATAGTCACCACCGCCGTCTGTAGCCTTCACCAGGTTGGTATAGACAGAGCCACGCTCAGTCAGGGTGTCATCCACCACAACCATCGGCGTCAGGTTGCTGTCATAAGTGCCTGGCTTGAAGTAGACCTTTGTCTCATCATTGCCTGCGTCATGGGCCAGGGTGGGGGATGATGTGAAGAGGTCCAGGCGGTATTCGTATGAGATGCCGCTTTCATTAACGGCTGTACCCTCAACGTCAGCCAGAAGAGAAACAGTGCTTAGGCAGATGCCGTTCTCTTGGTTTGTGACCAAATACAAGATGTCCGAGTCCGAGTCCTGATGTAGGCAGGCTCCGGGAAGTTGCCACTCCATCCAACTGGCGAGCACGCGCTCGTTGCCGTTGTTGAAGAACTTGAAGACCCGAAGGTTGTCAGCATCAGACGGGGCTAGGAAGGTAACAGTGCCAGCCGAGGTGGAGGCCACAATGGACTGGATATTGGCGGGGATATAGTTGGGTGCTGTACGTGACAGGTCGGCCACAGAGGGGCGGTTCTCCACCGAGGTGGCAACCATCTCTGTAACCTGTGAATAGCCCTGGTTGTTGTCAACGTAGATGTATGACACACCAGTCTCCACCGGGGCCACCTTTGCGTTGATGTCAAAGGAGCTGAACTGCACCACCTTTGCCGACACAGGGCCAAACTGGTCCTGGTCTGAGGTGAGCATGAACTGGTTCTTGGCGGAGAAGATCAGTAGACCCTGCTGGTCGCCTAGGGCGTGCCGGAGGTCAACGGGGCGCAGTGAGCCGGTAGCCAGGTCCACGGCATCTGCATCGGTCTGAGCCAATGCCGACACCCGGAACAGGTTGAAGTAGGAGCCGGGCTGGGAGCAGATAACATTGCTACCAGAGAGCAGCACCAGGCGGTTCCTGAAGAAGCTGATGCCAGTGATCCGGGAGCCCACCAAAGATGGGAATGGGTTACTCTCATCATCACCCACACGGCGCTCTACCCAGTAGAGATCCTCATTAGCCTTCTGGGCCTCATTGAGAGACCTAAAGGTGAAGGTTCCATTGGCCTCACGTATGATGACGTGTGGCATTGTGTCGGGGTCAATGTAGAGATCAGCGCCAGGCTTCAGGCACTCCTCCCACACACCAGCACCAACGCTGGCGCCACCAGTCGTTACCTTGAACTCCACATAGTAATCATCACCCTCGGCCTCATCCAGGTTCGATACCTTTAAGATGGTCCCATTCACACAGCTGGTTGGGAGCCTGGAGACATTAGGGATGGCGTCCTTGTAGACAAGCAGCGCCTGGGCGTTCGTGCCGCCATCTCCAGTAATCGTGAAGTCACCCCCACCTGCCTTCTGGACCACCAGAGTATTGCCAGCCACGGCAGCGGTGATGCCAGGTATGGCTACGAGCTGTGTCTGTAGATCAGCCACAACGGTCTGGATGTCCAGGGTCCCTGTTTCTGGAGTGGTATGCGTGATTGTGGTGCCATCCAGGGTCACCTTGTAGGAGGCGTCATAGCCAAGCAGGTTGACCGTAACGATGGCTAGGGGGGCCTGGGGTGTGGATACGGTGGCGAGCTTGCCTACAGTCTTTGAGCGATTAAGGACAAAGTTGTAGTCATTGATCTGCAGCATCTCAAACTCATCTTGAGTTGCGTTGGCGATGTACGCCTTAGCGGCTGCAGAGATAGCATTGACGGTCTTCTGTTGGCCTGTTCCTGCATCCCAGATCTTCAGATCCCCATCAGCCTCAAACTGGCCGATGTAGCGCTCTTGGTTGTCTCGGAAGATGCTGAACCAACGGCCCTCATTTGTAGCGTTGGCCAAAGCCGACACCAACTTCAGGCCTGGGCGCTTCCGCATCCCGTAGGTCGGGTCAGGAAGGCAGTTCTTGGCTGCCCTTACCTGGCCGGGTAGCTTGAGGGAGTCCGGCTGTTGGGATACACCACCAAGCAAGTTTGCAATACGCTGGGAAACAGCTGCTGTCATCGTGCCAACGTCCTGAACGGTAAGTAAGAGATATATGTACTCTGACCAGTCTCAAGGCCAAACATCGTTGGCTTACCTGTGTCAGCGTCATACGTGATGCAGAGTGAGCGGCACACAGCCTCATCCTGCGAGATGAGCTCCACCTGCTCCTTGCTAGCCACCAGCCTGGAGGCATAGACACGGGAGGCTCTTGCGGTGATGTACTCCTTGAATGGTTGAGGGCATTCCTCAAACTGGAATCCAAAGACCACATCCGCATAGATGAGCTCATCAAACTTGTAGGTGTGGTCTAATTTATTGTAGAACTTACCCATACGCTCGACGATCAGGTAGTCCGAGCCGTGCTTTTCAAATGAAATTGCAAAGGAAAGCAGGTTATCGGGTACCAGGATCTCTTTGTTAGTGTCTGGCGTAAATGGGTAGTCTTGTTCTGTATTGAAGTTCCACCCCTCAGACAATACGGCCCTCGTAGTCTCCTCCAGGATGGATACAGCCGATGCGACCTCGGGGTTGTCAGTGTCAAGTGAAACGACCGCAGCACCACCGATGCAGGACAGCATCTGGTTAACTGCATCAAGAGTAGAAGTACGAATTGTCATTGTTCATAAGGGTATGCCTAGTCTTAGGCAAAAAAAAGGGGACCCCCGAAGGAGCCCCCTAAAGGTCAGGCGATGTTGCGGAATGCACCGGCAACAGACACGCGCACAGGGCCAGCGCCCATAGCGACTTTGCCCACGATCAGGTCGCCCTGATACATCACGGAAACGTCACCGCTGGTGGTTTCCACGCTAGGACCGATAGTCTCGACCACAGCAGCAGCATCGCGGTGGAAGATCAGGCCGCAGCTGTTAGCGAAGTCGGCGGTATCGCCGTAGCTGTTCTTCTCGTTGTTGGTATCGGTGTTCTCGATGGCGGGGCCAGTGGAGGTACCGTACTTGCCAAGGAAGGGCAGGTTGTTGGACTTGTAGATCTTGATACCGGCGATCTCGTAGAGACCTTCACCGGAGTTCAAGTTGCCTTGAGTGTTACCGATGTCGCGGTTCAGGATGTTGGTGTCCACGCTGGAGATCAGCGAGTAGTACTGACGAGGAGACAGCACTGCACAACGGCCATCACGAGGAGCAGAGCGCTCGTCGAGCACAGCAGCGGCCTCGAAGAAGCCATCCACCAGAGCCTGGGCGTTGTACTCGTTGTTAGCACCCAGCTTCACCTGGAAGCCACCGGGCTCGCCGGTCACAGGGGCAGAAGCAGCAGAGGCCTGGTCCAGCACACGCAGGACACGACGGTCATAGTGCTCAGCCAGGGCCTGGCCGATCTGACGGCTAATGGGGCCGCGCAGGTCGTAGTGAGCGAGCACTTCATCCAGCTCATACAGGAAGGCAGAGCTGATGAGCAGCTGGTCCACAGTGATTGTGGTCTCAGCCTGCGGGGGAGCACCATTCGTACCAGTGCCATTACCCAGGATGGGGGAGCCGGGGGTGTGGAACCCAGCTGTCATTTTGCCCGTATGGATGAACTGGGCTTCCTTCCCGTTACGCAGAGTGCGGCTCTGGACGAGAGATTTTGCGAGGAGATTATTACGGAACGCCTCATACACTTCCCCAGTAAAGAGCTTGAGAAGCAGAGCACGAGAATCACCGGCCTGATTTACCTGGCCGGGACGAGTGAGATTGACGTTGGTCATTGTTTTGGATTAAAAGAGGAAATCGTTTTGGTCAATTCCTCAGATCTGAGATTTAGCGCCTATATGTATTCAGTTGTCAGGAATAGCTATAACCAGACAACAGGGTATCCTTGCGGGCCTGTGTACCGGTACACGGTTTTTAACGTGGTCGTGCGGCCACAAAAGCGAGTGGGGGAGTCGAACCCCCATTGCCATTACAGCAAGTTCCCGGACCTAGCAAGTTTCTCCTGCACATCAATGCGATAGGCAGGATCATCCCGATAACGGGGATCAGCAATAGCGCGAGCAAGCTCGGCCTGGCTGCGGAAGCCATCAGCAGGTTTGGGAGCACGGGCACCGGAGTACACCTTGCCCTCCACGCCTACACTGTCGGCAAAGCGAGAGCGGAGGCCCTGGACGGCCCAGTAGGTGGCGTTGTAGTCACCACCATTAACCACAGCGTCATAGGCTGCGATCTCATCAGGGGAGAGGTTCTCAGAGGCCCAGCCGACCATCTCGGCATAAGCCTCCTGGCCACCAACAGCCTGGTAGATCTGATTGGTCTGCTCCTGGTTGAGCTGTGCCTGGGCAACCTGTTCTTTCTGAGCACTGATGTACTCAGCCCAGGTTTCCACGAGGGTGCGACTATCGAGCTGGGCTAGAGAGTCAAGCGTTTCTTTGCTGATACCTCCCTCGTCAAACTCACGAGAGGCGGCCTCAAGGGCCTGTAGGACCTCTGAAGGCTCATCGCCGCCCTCTTCATCGTCCTCCTCTTCGGAGGCCTCTTCCTGGCCCTCTACGGCCTCTTCTGCGTCGCCCTCATCCTCATCGGCGGGACGCTCTCCTAGCTTTCTTTGCAGCTCCAGATACGCCTTCTCCAGTTCTTCGGCAGACTTGTACTTACCCGCAAAGCGAGCATCTGTTTCATCTACCTGAGACGCTTTTGTATAGCGCTCCTGGCGGGCCTCTTCCTGGGCTTCGACAATGCGGTTCCCTGCTTCTAGGGCACGGGCCTCAGCGGCTTCACGGTCGCTGGTGTCCGCTCCATCAGAAGCGTCAAATGTGTTGTTAATTGCCATCAGTTGAGTTGGGTGCTTACTGAATTAAATTTGGGGGTGATACGCTGCTTCTTGCCACCAATCTGGTTCTTTCCAATAGTTGGAACCACCTTGGGCTTAGGCGCGTATTTAGATTTGGGCTGGGGGTCCTTCTGGGATGACAGCTCCTCCTTCGGGGTCTGCTTCTCCGGGGACGCCTCCTGCGGCTTGGCCGGTCTGGGCATTCATCATCTCCATAATTGCTGGGTTCTTGCTGGGATCCATCATTGGGCTGCCAGCTAGTTGGCCCATCTGATCCATAACTGACTGCTGCTGTTGCTGTTCTGCAGCGGCTTCCGATTCCTGCTGGAGCTCCTCGTCGGTCTTGACCAGGCCGAGGTAGTCAATACCAGCAGCTGCGGCGAGGCGCTTAATCGCTTCACCGGGCTTCAGGAAGTTGCTCATCACCTCAGGCCCAAGGGTCTGAGAGATGGTCTGCATAAACATCATCAGGGCTTCACGGTCCTGGGCACGTCCAACACCTTCCAGGCCGGCCACCACGGTGGGGAAGACCATACCCTTGGGGAAGGTTGGGAGCTGCTTAGTCCGCTGGAGCTCGCTGAGCTTGCGCAGTACATAGGGGCGCAGCAGATCTGTAGTGAGGCTGCCCCAGATTCCACCGAGTTGTTCGTTGAGCTCGTTTGCGACGGCCCTGATCTCTTCGGCGGTTGTGCGCTCTGACTGGCGTACATTCAGGACCAGGAAGGCCTCAGAAAGACGCTGTGTCAGCATCGTGATCATGTCGTAGGCAGTCTTAAAGTCTGCTGTCTTGCCTACTTGTACAACCCCCACATCATCAGGACGACCCTGGATGATGGCTCCATTGCCGGCCTGGGCCAGCTGGTTGGGCTTGGTGGTTGCTGATGGTGATACGAGGAACACCACCTTGGCAGCAGCAGCGCTGCCTTCGACGATTGCCTGGCTAAGAGCCTCCAGGGACTTCAGGTCCCCGAGGAACTCCTCGATACGACCACGCCCGTAATCCTCACCGTCCACGACGTTGAAGCGCAGGGCAAGCCAGGGCGTCACACTCTTAGGAGCAGACGACTCTGTACCGGGGATGATCCGATCATCAGCCTCCTGATGCCAGCGCCACTGGCCATCCTGGAGCTTGGCCCAGGTATAGACAGCGACCTCATTGTTCTCAGGGTCGAGCTTCAGATCAGCAATGTTTCCAGCCCCATCAGAGCCGACGTGGTTGTCAGGCTTCAGGGGGCCGCTCTTGTCACGGAGCTTACTGTCGTTCTTGAAGAAGTCCTTAGGCAGGAACTGCTTGTCGATGGCCTCCACAGTCACCAGTTCGGTGATCGTGCCCTCCCCATCCCGCACCACTACATAGCGGTCGAGGGGGTAGAGCTTGAGGCCCTTCTTACCCATATAGAGCAAGACATTGCCAGTCACGCAGAGGTGCTTCATGGCCTGGTGGAGAGCCACCCGGTCATTAGACTCATTGACGTGCTGCATCACCACGCGCTCCATCTTGGAGAGCACGAGGTCAATCTCAGACCGCGCAGCATTGTCGACCTCAGGATCCTGGGCCAGCTTGCCGTCGCTGATCTGTAGCTTAAAGAATTTAGTGTTGACTGGGAACAAGCTAAGCATCAGCTTGCTCGCCATGACGTTCACGCCCTTCGCGCCTACTGCTTGCCAGGGGGTCTTGAGGTTTGTCCCATTGAAGTGCCCGCTAGGGGGCATGATGTGCGGGACGCTCAACCTGGAGCATTCTCGGGCGGCGTCGAGGAATGTAGCTCGATTGCTTGACAGGCGGGCGTAACGCTCTGCTGCAGTCTTTTCCATTAGCCGATACCTAGTGATTTACCACCAGAGGCGCCACCAAGGCTCACTCCACCAGCGGATTGACTGCCACCAATGCTGAGCTTTGTACCGCTGGCGGCTGCCGATGGCTTCTTCTTCTTCTTACGGCGAACACGCGCCTGATCAGGAGAAACACCGCCGGTGTTGAATGAATTGATGCCGCGCCTGGGTGCAATGTCTGCTCCCTGTGCAGCCTGCCAGGCCTCCTGCTGGTTCAAGAACTCAGCGTTCATTGCATCCATAGAAGCCCAGACCGCAGCCTGTTGCTCCTGCATCTGCAGATTCCAGCCGTCCCAATCAAACTCAGGGGCGTATCCCTGGCCATAGCCGGATCCAACAGCAGCAGCAGCAGCTGCCTTCTCACCTAGCTCATAGCCACTCTTGCCGACGAAGCCTGTGATTTGGCCGTAGTCAACCCCATATTGGTTGCTCAGACGTTTTAGATAGGCAAGGCCTAACTGGCCACCAGTAGATACACGCTGGTCGATCTCTGTCTTCCAGGCTGCATTTCTATTGCCCACCCCTCTGGCGGGATTAGGTTTCTTCTTACTCATTTTCCACCCATTGAAATAGTTAGCGGATTAGTCAGGGAGGTGATGAGCTGTGTTGTACCAGCCCTAGCCTTCCTACGGGCCTTGCCCCTCGCTTTAGACTTAACTCTGGCAACATCAACATCCTGGCCGACGAGTTTCATACCCATAGCCCGGTTGGCAGCCTTCTCAGACTCCAGGGCCATCTTCTCGTTCTGCTCCATCTGCATCTTCAAGGCCTTCTCCTGCTGGGCCTGTGCCGCAGCGAATTGGGCCTCTTGTGCAGCACGCTGGGCTTCTGCGTTCTCAACCTGCCAAGCCATTGTGGCCTCGAACTGGGCTATTGAATCCTTGCGGGAGCGCCGGAACTGTCTACTGCTGTTAGCCATGTTCTCGGCATGTTGGCGTGCAGCCGCCTCTTGGGCCTGGTTGAACTGTGCGATCTGGAGCTGTTCAGCCCGACGCTGGTTCTTCTTCTGTTCCTTCTTTTCTTTTTTGGAGGGTCCTCCGCCTCCTCCTCCTCCTCCACACATTAGTCGTCTCCTTTTAAGACATTAAGTTTGTACTTGAGTGTCCTAACCACAGAGACCTGACCTGCCCGAAACGCGAACTCCTTCTCACTAAGAGAGTAGTCCGGCATCTTATCTGGGTAGATCTCGTCCAGCTGCTCGATTAGGCGAGAAAGGGCCTGGACAGGAATGTCAGACAGGCCTAGAGTTTCGGTGATGAACATTAGTGCTTCTTCTCAGCAAACAGACATTTATCTGAGTCGCAAGCCGCCGGGCCACTAGCTTCGTAGCCGGATGCAAAGGCTGACATAGCCAAAGCAAAGTCGCCAGTGATGCGGCGGTCCAGTACGTCTTGCGAGAGACGCTCGTAGGTGTCTTCCGTAATCGGCTCGAAGGGGAGCCGGGGGAAGGTCTCGTTAGCGTCGAAACGGGCGAGCAAGGCAGCTGAGATATAGCCCTTGCCAATCGCGTTGTAGATGAGATGCGAGAGTTCATTGATCTCGTCCTCCCTGAATTCCAGGGTGGCAGAGGTGTTGTGGGTGGTGTAGAACGTCTGCACCTGCATGTAGAAGTCGAACTGTGCGGCGACGGAGAACTTGTTCACGTCGTACTTATCACAGTCCTCCATGTTTGCCCATACGGCCTCTGTGGGGATCTCCACCAGCCACTCGTTGCAGCGGGGGTCCCTGGGGTCATCCAGCAGGGCACCGGTCTCATCCCGATCAGACTGGCTGGGGATGATGCGGTAGCCGAACGCTTCACAGGCCAGGGCGACAGGGTCGTTCTTGGCGAATGTGATGCGGCGGATGAACCGGGCTGCTTTGGGCGGGTGCCAGCCGGGGGAGGCGCCAGTCAGAAGCGACTTGGTGCCAGCAGGCTGAACAGTTGTGAACCGGTTGGGGACACGCAGGCCATGACGGCCGCAGTAGTCCTCTACGGTCTCTTCCACTACTTCACGCCAGAAGGTGAGGAACTCAGCCTCTACATCGTGGTAGTAGCGATTGAATGGGCGACCCTTAGCCCACCACTCCAGCCATTGATAGCCGAAGCGTTTCACGAAGAAGTCAAACAGACCAGTGAAGGAGACACCAATGATGGGATCGAACTCACGGCTGTACTGGTAACGCTCCTCCTTGAACTTGTGGTGGAGCAGGGCGCAAGCAGACAACGCAGCAGCCTGGAAGGCGCGACGCTGGCCCAGCTTGTCTTTGGGGTCGAGGGTGTTGAGGTGAACTTCCGACAGGTTGCAATGGAAGTCCTTGCCAAGGATCTCACCGCAGGGGTTGAGTCCGTAGCGGCCCATACGGTGGGCCAGCTCCTCCTCCCGCTGAGACGTATCTCGGTGGAAGAGGTAGGTCTCTGCTGCAGTGACACCCAGCTCTTCATAGAGACGGATGAACTCATCCCGCAGCTCCTGAGTAGGCAGGAGATCTCTGTTTGAGCGTGCGATTGCTTCGGGCGCGTACTGAATAGCACCTTCACCCGAATAGAATTGCTTAGTAACAGAAGCTTTCACCTCCTCATAGGAGGGCTTCTGGTGGTAGACCCTGGTATGGTTGGCCATACGCAGAGCATCCCGATCAGGGTCAATCCGCCACTTACCGTCTTCGCCTTGCTGCCAAAGGTTATCCTTTGCAACTGCAGCTTCATCGTCGTAGCTGTTGAACTGGCGCATACCAGCACTACGACGGACGTTACCCGCAACGACAGCCAGAGACGACTCGTCTAGCAGGAGACAGCACTCAACAGAAGTGAGCTTTCTTCCGTGTGCTTTGCGGAGAATCTCGCCAGCGCGGCGATAGAAGTGGGCAAGTTTGACAGGGTTAGCCACGCCCCCGAAGCCTTGGATCGGGGTGCCAGGGGGCCGAACATTGCTTAAGTCAACCGTAACGCTAGTGACAGTCGAATGTTTCGCATCGGTAGCCAACTCCAGGAGAAGGTAGAAGGCGTCAGTCCAACCTTCACGAGAGTCGCCCACATACACTGTGGCGCGCCCTTCCCCTGTGGTAATGTGGACCCTAGTTACAGAATCGTAACTTTCTGCGCTACCGATATTGTCAAGAACCTCTAAATCCCAAGTATTGGCAATAATCGGGAGCTGATCAATACAACGGGGCTCCAGGATTGCGCCGGTTCCAGAGCCCATCATCAGGAGCTCCATCTGCAGCGGGAAGGACTTCAGGTCCACCGCATCTGTGCTGGTGCAGTTATAGGCGCCGGAATAGTTCTTTTGCTGCTCGATCCACTCAGTCCCCCCTACCCACAGCCATCGGCCGGAGGGGAGGGAGTGGAGCTTAGCCATCTGCTCGCGCACGAGCTGCTCCTCTTCGGGAGTGAATTTGCCTACTTTTGCTAGGCCGCCCACACAGCGATCGACCACAGCACTCCAATCTTCCTTGCCTCCCTCAGCGCGGCGGCTGTAGGTGCGGTAGAAGACGGGGTTTGCGGAGGGGGCGTTATCGGGAAACATAATAAGCGTCTTTCAGTTGGTTTGCTTTTGTATCAATGAGGTGGGCGCTAGTCACCCAGCCTTTCTCTGTTCCGAAGGTGATCTCTACGGAACCATCATCCAGGAACCTATATGACAGTTCTGGTGGCGTAGTTGGGGTCTGATTCGTCAAGGTGGCACTCAGGCCCGAAGCCTGTCGCGTGGTCAATCTGTTTGTCTACTTTGCGGCTCTGCCGCTCTTTATCTGCAGCTTCGAGGGATTCGATCCAGCTGTCAAATGCTGCTCTGGAGGGAATACCCTTGGGGAGCTTTAGGAACTTACGGACCTCAGCTGGGTCACGTCGAAAGACCGAACATGTACCAGAACGGCAGACGTAGTATCTACCGTTCCAGTCCAGGTTGGTCGCCACTGTTTGGTGTGGGCTGAGGTGGAGATACTCAGGCTTCATACAAGGTCAATGAGTGATGGTGGCTTGTAGTTAGGACCCTTCAGGACCTTGCCGTCGAGGCGCTTCAGCGGCTTACCGTCGACGAGCTTGGACATGTTGGATTCGTGGACCCTGGTGAGGGCTGTGTCGAGCTTCCACCCAACAGCAGCCGCCAGCTGGTAGCAGACGTAGACCAGATCTGCTAACTCCTTCAGGGCCTCCTCCCGGCAGCGCTTGTTGTCCAGGTGATCGAAGCACTCCTGCAGGGCCTGGGAGAGCTCGTGCCACTCCTCCCGAATCAGGGTCTTCTGGAGCAGGACTGCCTCAGGGGTGAAGACATCCACGGGCTGCTCCATTGCCTCGCGGAAGGACTTAGCGGCTTGAAGGAAACTCATTTGTTACGGGCTCCAGAAACGAGGGCGATTTTCTTTTCGAGGTAGATCTTTGCCTTCAGCAGGTCATCGATCTCCTCCTCGTACTTCTTGTGTCCAGCACGGCTGATGTACTTGACCACATTCCCAAGGAAGAAGTCGAGGTTCTGGGAAGCGACGAAGTCCCAGGGCTCAATGGCCCCACGACGGTAGTGATCAGGGTTGTACTTGTTCATCTTTTTCGAGGTCTTTGAGGATTTCTTGGGCCATCTTCATGTACTTGCGCTTGTTGTACCGGATGATGAAGATGTCGAACTCCAGCCTGATGCGGAAGAAGAACGTCTCCACAGCCAACTCAAAGCGCTTGTACTGCAGATAGATCCAGTGGGCTACGTTGAAATCAATAATGATCAACGCCAGGATGAATACAAAGAAGTAGATGTAGTTGATCATGGTGTAAAGAGGATTGGCTTCTTGGCCTCGGCGTTCCATAGGTCAGCAGTGAGAATCGTTGCCAGGCGGATTTGCTTCAGGGCATCTTCTTCAGTCAGTCCTGACTGGACAAAGGTGTCCCGGACGGTCTCGTAGTAGTTACCGTCTTTGACCTTGGCGAGGATCTTCTCGGCCTTCACAGGACCCACTCCAGGGCAGCCTGCATAGCCGTCTGTCTGGTCCCCGGTAAGGGCCTGCATCCAGCGCTTCAGGACCGCCTTCTCGGGGCTCTGAGTGAACTCCTGGCGGTTGTTCCAGATGCGGACAGGGAACTGCTCCATGTCCTTATCGGGGGAGCACAGGATGAAGTTGTCGTGCTTGCCCGAGGTGACCTCGATACCGATCAGATCGTCGGCCTCCAGACCCTCCTGCTCAACGCAGTGGAACTGGGTCTTGGCCCACTCCTTCAGCTTCTTGAAGCCGCAGGGCTTGCGCTTGATGCGGTTGCCCTTGTAGCTGGGCTCCACCTCCTTCCTGAAATTCACCGGACTGGTGAGGAAGAAGACGGCTCTGTGGGTCTCGAACTTGGTGTAGAGGTTCTCGATCTCCTGCTCCACGATCTGCTTGCCACGGCGGAAGTTGCCGGTGACAACGGTGATCTCTGGAGTGAAGTCCAGTTCCTCCTCAGCAGCTGACGCCGCCCGATACACGATCGGGTCGAAGTCAACTATCAGTAGGGGTGCTTGCATTGGTGTAATCGAGAAGGTAATGTAAAGCCCGCCTCACAATCAACGGATCATCGTGAAGCAGACCGATCCCGCTATTGCAGGACTGGCAGATGTAGCCCCGGAACGTCTCACCGAAGTGGCAGTGATCCAGGACCCACTTATCTGTGTGGTGTAGGCAGATCGGGCACTTACCAGGGGGTGGGCAGGGGTGCTGCTGGCGCAGCCTCCGCCTCACCTCCGACTGGTTGCGAGCGCACTCCTTGCAGCGGTTCCGAGTAGCCCTGTGGCGGCCATCGGCCCGGATGAATTCATCATCAGGCTTCTCTTCGTTGCAGTGCTTGCACCTCTTAGTGGGTGTCTCCCCAGTTAGCGCCCGACTGAACGTCGCAATCGAGGGGAACTCGAAACTTAATTGCATGTTCTACATCCTTCATAGCAAGTGAAATAAGTGTTGAAGCCATCTCCACTTGGTCAGGGCGGACAGCGAGCTGTTGCTCATCGTGTACAAAGGCAAGTGGTGTGTAGTCGATGCCTGCTTCTGTGAGCAGCTCGTTAGAACGAACGACCCACTTCTTGCAGATCACGGCTCCACAGGACTGCAGCAGGTAGTTGAGGGCGGCGTGTGCCTTCCGCATACGGATTGGCCGGCCGTCGATGCCAGTGATGACACCAGACTGAGCCCTCTCTTGCACAGCTGTAATCAACTGGGCAAAACCATCCAGGTCTTTCATAATTGCCTGGCGGATCTTCTTACCTCGGCTAGCAGCAGACTTCTTAGGCTCGCCCGCAGACAGGCCTAACTTGGTGTCTCCACCGCCATAGATGAGGCAGTAGGTTACTGTCTTGCCGGTCTTTCGATCTGTGCCGTAGATGTTGGCGAGGTCGGTGTGGATGTCTCCTTCGAGCAGTACCTTTCCGAATTTGCCCCCATCGAAGCGTGCAAGATAATGAGCCAGGCAACGCAACTCAAGACCGGAAGCATCTGCCCCAACCTGTACATAGCCCTCTCCCGGAGTGAATAGTTCTCTGAATTCGTGTCCACTGGGCACCTGAGCAAGGTTTGGCCGCATATGCGCGTTGCGGCCCGTGGCCGTGTTGAGGACGCAGCTGTGATGGATCCGACCATCTTTCTCCACCATCTGGAGCCAGCTGTTCTTGCCCTCGCTAAGCATCCCGACATGCTTCTGCAGTTCCAGGATGCGGCCAAACTTCTTGGCCTCCTCGGTGCCGATTGCATTCAGCACCTCTTCATCGATCTTGGGCTTGCCCGTGTCGGTCATCTCGATAGGCTCCCAGCCGCGATGCTGTTGGAAGGCCCAGGCGATGTGATCCCGGCTGGTGGGGCTGAACTCGGTCAGCTTGGTGAAGGGGCAGCCTGTTATGTAGCCACGGGTGGCATTGTTCCTAGCTGGTGTGAACTCCTTACCGGCCACGAATGTGAACGTGGCACGCATTTCGTCTGAAAGCGTTTCTAGTTCGGAGCGTAGTTTGGACTCAAGGGCGCGGGCCTTGTCGATGTCGAAGGGGAACCCGGCCTGCTCCTGGCGGGTCATCACCAGGGCACAGTCGTGCTCAGTCTTGATCGCGTCGGCATACTGCTCCAGCTTGGGCTGGAAGAGCTTGACGATGGGGAGGTTGGCCTCCACGTCCTGCTCGCAGTACTCCAGCATCTCTGGGGTGTAGGTGGCCCAGTCGCCGTGGAGCTGCTTGCCGTACTCACTCTTCAGCACGCCGAGGCGATAGCCCCAGGCTTCCAGGGAGTGGCGGCCATACAAGTTGCCGGGCATGTTGGCCGGCTTGGAGCGCAGGTCCCGATCCAGCATGTCCGTGAAGAACAGGCGAGACAGGATCAGGGTGTCGTAGTAGGTGCTCTCCCAGGGCTGGAAGAACGGGTAGATCTCTTGGATAGCGGGAACGTCGAACCCGATGATGTTGTGGCCCCAGAGTTCCTCTGCCTCCATCAGGAGGGTTAATCCAGACGACACCGATTGGTGCCGCCCGGAATCGTCGAACTTGAAGACCTCACCGGTTTCGATGTCCTTGGCTACAACACAGTGGACCGTGGTGAGTTTCCGAAGAAACCCATCGGTCTCAATGTCGAAGACAAGTTTCATAGGTCAGTGGTGCGGTAGGAAGCGATGTGTTGAAGTAAGGCGCGGAACTTCTCCTCCCCGAGGTAGCGGACTCGGGTCTCTTTGTGCAGAACCTGGGCACTGCTATCGAGCACCAACAGGGTGGGGAAGAAGTCAATCCCGTAGGAGAGGGTGACGGCCTGGTGGTACTGCTTCTCAAGCACAGCGGTGTAGCACCGGTAGTCGGTGCCTTCCAGGGCGTGATCGAGATTCTTCAGGGCCACCTGGCTAATCAGGTCTTCCTTATCCACAAACAGGACAAGGTGATTAGGCCTAGAAGTCTTGATCGAAGGTGCCAGATGGAGCGGACACTCCGCACAGTTCTCGCATCCGCCCGGTCTCTTTGTTGTACTGCAGGACCCCTGCTTCGCCGGTTTGTCCGTTGAAGCGATTCTTGAGAACCCTGAGAAGTGAGGTGTTGTCTCCAGACGCCAGGTTGCGCTCGATGCTGACGACGAGGTCGCTGAGTTGGACGATGGAGTGCGAGCCCCGAAGATGCGAGAGAGAAACTTGGCCACCGTCTTCGTGACCTTTGTCATTGTGTAATCTCCGTAGGTGTGAAATAAGGATTAGGCCGACTCGTGTCTCTTCTACGAATGACCGAAGCTTGGTCATCGTTACGTCGATCATCTTGCGCTCATCGTCTGACGCATTGCCAGACAGCAAGATGCTCAGGTGATCCAGGATCACGAACTTCACATCCCTGGCCTTGACCATAAAGCGGATGTCGTTCAGGATCACATCTGGATCAACACTGCCAAAGCCGTCGCGTAGAAACACACGGCCAGAGCCAACGCTCTTTTGAAATGCGGATCGGAATACATCTTCGTCGACTGTGTTGTCTAGGTGTAGAGGCTTATTAGCCTCGACGGTCATCAGGCGTAGGCCTGTCCGTTGGATTGATTCCTCCAGGGCGATGTAGCCAACACTGAACCCCTGATTGACAAGGGCCTGTGCTGCCTCTCCACAGAAGGTGGATTTACCAACACCGGAGCCGGCCGTGACGGTGCAGAGCTCCCCCAGGCGAAGGCCACCAGTAACGGAATTGAGGCCGTCATAAGGCCAATCAGCGTCCCGCCCAACCATTGGACGGCGAAGCAGATCGAATAGCGATCTTCCATCGATAATTGTTTTAGGACTGTATGGGGCGGCATTCCAGATGGCCTGCCGGATGGCTTCCCCGTCCCCTGCCTGTAAGGCCTCTGAGGCATCCTTGTAAGCCCCCATAGAGCCGATCTTCACCTTGTCAGGTGGGAACAGCTGGGCACACTTAACGGACGCCTCCTGGCCCGGCTCGTCGTTATCGAACAGAAGAACGATCTCGTCGAAGCTGAGGCAGAAGGAGAGCTGGTTCTGCAGGTCCTTGTAGGCCCCAGCAGCACCGCTGTAGATCGAGACGACAGGCCACTTAGGCTGGGCCTCCCATACACTCAGGGCGTCCATCTCGCCCTCAGTGATCACAAGTCGCTTGCCACCTCCGAAGAGGTTCTGGCCGAACAGGCGCTTCTCGACATTCTTGCCGATCCAGCGGAAGTTCTTCTCCTTGTCACGCTCCTTGGCCCCCACCACCCGGCCGGATTGGTCGGTGTAGGGGAAGCGCAGCACAGGACCTTCATCGACCCTTACGTTGAACTTCTTGCACGTAGCCTCTGTGATCCTGCGGGTGCGGATCGGAGCGAAGTCACCGTGATAGTGAAAAGCCCCCGAGGATCGCTCCAGGGGGGCCTGCTCGCCGTCGCCAGCGGTGTAGTGCTGGCAGGAGAAGCAATACGTGTGCCCGTCTGTGTAGACGGAGTTAGCATCGCTGCTCCCGCAGTTAGGACAGGGCTCGTGTCTGATGAACTCAGACTCATCATTCATAGTCGAATACCAGCTGCTCGAATCGGTCAAGTTCGTTCTCACAGCCCTCGATAATGTCCTGGGGGCTGCATCCCTTATCCATCAGATCGACGATTAGGTTTTTCAGCTCTTGTTGAACAAAGAGGCGATCGATATGCATCAGAGGTACTCGGTAACGACTTCAACATATTGAGACATCACATCGACAATGTCGGAGATGTCGTAGCCAACTTCTTCAAGGCGCTCGACAAGTGCGTCGATCTCAAAGAAGAGGTTGTCAATCGGTGCTTCTTTCGTCATTGGATTGAACCCAATCAGGTGGAATGTTTGGCCATACACACGCAGGGAAGCCGTTCTTTTCAGCCCAGCTCATATACGTGTGCTTAGAACCCTTGGCCAGCGGGTTGTCTTTCTGGAATACGAAACGAATATCGAGGTCAGGGTGTTGAGCCTTGACAGCAATCATCTTGCGACGATCTGTCGGCTTCAGGAAACCCTTGACCTCAAGAATGACTCCGTTCTCTAGGAAGAAGTCCGGGGTGTATGAGCAAGATAGTGTGTATTCTAATTTGGAGGACTCATAGGTGTAGTTGAGTCCTACCGTGTCGAACGCTTTGGCTATCTGTTGCTCAAGTTTTGAGCGGAAAGCCATCAGAAGTCGTAGGTTTCTTCAGCGGATTCGGTCTCTGCCTTGCGAGGGGCAGGGGTGGACTGCTTGAAGCCAGCGGACTTAGCGAACAGGGCGATCACGTCGTCATCGCTCAGGTCGCCGCTGTCGGTCACAGCACCGGAGGCAAGCTCCAGCACTTGGACGCCCAGCACCTTGAGGGTGGTGCCCAGCGACGGCTTGGTGTAGGGCTTCTGGTCGACGATCAGGCGGACCTTGGTGCCCTTGCGGATGGACTTGCGGACTGCGTCCTCCAGCACGCTGCCCTCGCTGTCGATGAAGACAGGAGCAGGGCGGCCGGTGTCACCGCCATAGGAGATCTTCACCAGGCCCTCGTCATCCCACTTGGGGAGGTTGGTGTTCACCCGGCCAGTGACCTTGGTCTTGGCCCAGGCCAGGAGCTCCTCGCGGTCGTGCTCAGCCTGCTCCAGGACCGCCTGCGGGAGGCGGAAGGAGAAGCAGCAGTTGTTGAACTTGCCGGAGGGTTCACCGACGTTGATGAAGCCTTCCAGCTCGGTTTCAAAGGTGTAGCGGTTTGCCATTGTTGCAGTGGTGTAAGTGATTGGACAGAAAGAAATCAGTTGAGGCTCAGTTGATCGGCTGCGTCATTCAGATCGTCTTCAGAGAAGCCATCAAGCTCAGCATCAGAGAAGAGCTTGTCGATCTCGTAGTAATCCTCAGGGCTTGCTACGTCGACATCAAGGATGCCGTCGATGAGCTCATTGAGGCGGACAGCGTAGTCGTAAAGAGTGGCGGCCATCAGCAGAAGAAGTAGGTGGATTTGTTGACTTGATCAATGTCCAGCGTTCCCTTGATGAGATCGTCAGGGATAAACGCTCCAACCTGGGCTGCCCAGTCTTGGAGTACATCACCCTTGTACATCTCAGCGAAGTGGAGGCGGATCTGTTGGCCCATCTCATCCATGTCGCAGGAGCGGCCCAGAGCACAGTCGTGGATGACAGTGAAGGGCTTGTCCCACTCAGAGAAGACGAAATGTAGAAGGCTGGCGTCTAAACTGTGTACCAGGTTTGGCGCAGTGCAGGCCTTGTGCTTGTCTACATTGACTGGGCCAGGCCCGGTATAGATCGCGGAGGTGATCTTACCGACGCCCATCAGCTGGGTCTGTACCCGCTCGGTGAGCGGCTTGCGGCAGTCCTGGTACACAACGAAGCCCGAAGGCGTTGTCCACTGCAGGGCTTCGCGGCCCTCCTTCATCAGCCTGAGCGCTGATTGTTGGAGGAACGACATCACATTCACAGGGCCTTGGAAGACCTTGTTCATCGCCTTCTCGTAGATGGCGGTGGTGAATGCTGTTAGCAGACCCTCTTGGCGTGTATCGCAGCCGGCCTCAGCCAGTGCGCCCATTATGTAACCCCTTGCGCTGTGGCGAGTTACCCCGTAAGGCGTAGTCATCACGGTGCGTTTGGTCACCTTGCGGGTGAGCCACTGGTGGTACTCCTCAGGCAGCCATTGCTTTGCAGCTTCGGCCACTGTCTTGTATCCATCAGCCGGCTTGTCTGTAGGTAGGACGTTCACCAGGGCTGCAGCCACCGCATCTCCTGTCATTGCGGACAGGTGCTGGAGGCCAGAGCAGGTGGCGTCAATGCCACAGGGGAGCCCGCTTGTTGCACGGGTGCAAGCGATACAGCAATCGAAATACTCAAAGCAGGCTGCGAGGAAGCACCAGGGCTCCTCAACATCCCGCCAGAGCGAGATCGTATCGATTGGATTCTGTGCAATTGTGGAGATGAGCTCCGTATTTGCACGCACCCACTCAACCCGCTCATCCATCGTTGCTTTGTCCAGCCCGTAGGTGGTTGCAACTTGGAAGGCTAGCCAATACTCATTGATTGGGCCTTCATCTGCAAAGTAGAACATCGCTTTATCGAAGTCCGTGCCTTGCGGTGTGAGACAGTGGGTAATTGGGTAGATGCGCCCGCGATAATCGCAGGACCAGGGAATCCAGATACGATCCTCGTCGATGAACTTACGGGCCACGAACATAGTCTCAGTGGTGCGCCAGTTCTTGGCTTCCAGCTGAGCGTTCACGTCCTCCAGCTCACGGCGAGCAACCTTGTAGGCCTTGATCGTTTCCTCACTGGCACCCTCAGCGGGCCGTGATGGTGGATCTTGGTGCTCATCACGCCGGAACTGCCCAACGGTGATGAAGTTGGCAAAGCAGTGCTCAGCCACCTCAAACACCTGACGGTTCAAGCGATAAGCCTGATGCTGCAGGTTGTTCAGCATCTGCAGGGGTAAGTCCCCCTGTGGTAATGACGACCCTACCTTCGAGTAGGTCCGCACTAGACGGTCAAAACGCCCTTCGGCAGTGAGGTATCCGCCGATCTGGTCATTGGACCAATCAACGGGCTGACAGAGCATTGGCCAGGAGCAGGAGGCGAGCTCAGAGGCCCTCTCCAGGATGCGCTCGCGGAACTTCTTGAACTCAGGGCTCAAGATGACACGGCGTGCGCGGGACTTCTTGCCAAAGCTGACAAGCTCCTCACTAACCCAGTCAGTACCACGCTGCAGGCAATCCAGCAGCCAGGCCCCAATTCGGTGGGTGATTGTTGGGCTCCATGTCTTCCATTCAATGCCGTTCCGGTTGAACTGCAGCTGGTAGACAGTCGCCTTCTGGTGTGTACCAGAGGAGCGGTGGAACCGATTGGTCACCTGCCTGAACAGGCCAGGGTCTGTGGCTTGGTAGTAGTTCAGACGCAGCTCCACCTGGACAGCCTTACCGATTGCGGTGGTGAGGTTGGTATGGGTGAAGAGAACCTTCTTCCGCTTGGAGGTGCGGCGGTCAGCGTCAGACTCCTGCAGGCCGCTCATTGAGAGCTGGTCCAGCACGACCTTCATCGTGAGAAGGGCTAGGACGTTGGGATCAGCCTCACCAATACGGTCAGCGATCAGCTTGTAGTCCTCCCCAGCGATGCCGTTGGAGATGCGGCCGAGGCGTGTGCGGATGACCTCCGCTACCACCTCCAGGTGCCCCTGTAAGGCCTTCTTTCCATAGACCGTGGACGATCCGTAGTTCCGCTGCTCAGCACGCAGTGTGCGGGCTTCTAGGCGGGTGCTGCCCTCCTGGGACTGTGCAGTCTCAAGCGCAAGCTGACGATTAAAGCGATCAGAATCTTGCATAGGTGTAATTCAGATGTCGAATTCAACGAAGTGGCGAAGGATGCGGTGATATTCATCGCTGAATTCGTCGTCATCCATTAGCTCGATGTCCCCATATGCGAGGAGCCGGCAGTACTCCTCGGGGCCGAGGTTTTCGATCTCTTCTTGGGTGAGGTAGGTCATTAGATTCGGTGTTCAGTCGTTTGCAGGAGTGAAAGTGAGTGAGCAAAAGGAAAGCCGGGCTGTTGACCCGGCCAATTCCACCGATGCAATGTTGATCCGATTGAACCTGAAACTAGCGCGTCTACCAATTCCGCCACATCCGCAGGGCGTTCTCAGCGATTGGAGCTGATGATGGTGAGAGTAGCAGAGCGCTAATTAAGGGCTGTTTTCGGACCCCATTAGTCGCGCCTAGATCGCCGAAATGGCGGAACGGAGCGCGGCATCGGTGGCCTTGCAGTAGCGGAGACTGGTCTCCACCTGCTTGTGCCCCATCAGGGCCATCAGCTGGCGTGGGTGAGCAACCTCACCAACCCAGGTCCCGAAGCTGTGCCTCAGGCTGTGCCAGACGTGGTCATCTGTGATGTGGCAGTAATCACGCACCTTCTTGAAGGCACCGTATAGCTGATCCTTATTGGACCAGTCGGCACCGAACACAAGCGCTGATGGCATTGCATTCTCGGTGCGTTGTTGCAGAAGTTTACGAACCTTGTCGTGGATCGGCACGGCTCGAACCTCCTTGCCCTTGGTCACCCGGCCCGGCTTGCCGCCGAACCAGACGTTGCCATTGGCCCAGTCGATGTCCTCTGCCCGTAGCTTCAAGAGCTCCGCTTGGCGTGCCCCTGTGTAGGCTGCGAACAGGAGGGCATCGGCCAGGTCCTGTCGATCGAATACGTCGACTGCAGCGAATGCCATTGCATCCACCTGTTCCTTCGTGAACCAGGTGAGTCGGTGCTCTCCCTCCTTCAGGCGATCGAAGTCGGGAACCGAAACATCTGTGAGCCCTGCTTTGTTGCAGAGCCTCAGCACTGTGGTGCCAGCCGAGACAACTCGGTTGACTGTGCTTGTGGACCACGAAGGGTGCTCATCCTGCAGCTCACTGATCAGCTGCAACCACCAGGCGGCTTTGGCCATCCGTGATAGTGGCATTGATCTGCCGCAGTAGGCAGTGACGTGTCCGCTGTTGATCTGATTGGTGCGAGCGCTGTTGAGGCGTCGCCAGTGGTGCTGCCATACCCAGTCAAGGGCCTGGCCCCAGGTCTTGACGTTGTCAGTCATAGGTCCTCCACTAGGTCAAGGTCAAGTTGTTGAACCATTAAGTCGACAATCGTTTGCCCTTTAGGTGTCAGGTAGATCCTCCATTGTTTGTAGTCAGTTGGATCCTGTTTACGCACAATGAGGTGCAAACCAGGATTGCCGTGCCGATCTGTGGATCCCAGCTTGTCGAGACAGCGGGAGACCGAGGCCGTGGACATACCTACGGCCTTTGTCAGAACGCTCTGCCTGCAGCCATCGTGGGACGCTACATACAGGAAGAACAGCAGCAGTTGGATGGGAAACTCACGGCCACCAGCCACCCTGAATAGCTCCAGGGAGGCCAGCAGACGGCAAGCCTTACGTTCGGTGGCCATAGGGCAGCGCCTTCAGCGGTGTATGCCACCAGTGTAAGTGATCAGGCCTCAGGAAGGCCACGCTCGGGGCAGGACTGCATCAAGCCATCGATCACCTCCAGGTAGGCGGGACCGTAGAGCTTGAGATCCAGCACGTCCTTCTCTATGAACTTCTTGGTGAGGCGTGCAAACTCCTCACGCAGCACCTCCTTAGGGGCTTCGTGGCGAGCTAATACACACAAGGCCTCTCCAGCCACGACACCAGAAACCTGGGACTCTACAAGCGTTGCAGAGCGGGCTGGAGCAGCGATGAGAACCCCAAGGCCGAAGGAAGCAACGGCCAGGGGCAGTGAAAGTGGGTTGGTCATGGCGCTGATTAAGTGATGGTGAACGTTGATCAGCCTTTGCCTTGACCCCTGCGGAGCTTGCGGCCGTGGCTGGGCAGTGAGCGGGTGCCTTGCCCCTGGCGGGTGCGCTTGGGAGGGCCAGGCTGAAACTCAACACGGGTGGCCTTGGTGGGCGACTTCTTGACTTTCATTGGTGTAAGTGAATGGGTAAAGGTGAACTATTCGGGGTGGAATTCAATGTCCCAGAGGAAGCATTCCTCCAGATAATCAGCCAGCTTAGCTAATGCTTTGCCCTTCTCAGGTGCGTTGGCTGAATACCAGGTAAGGCGCTCAATTGTTGTTGCATTGGGGTGCAAAGGTTCGGGTGCTTGCTGGGCCATTTACCATTCCTCCTTAAGGTGGGCGAACATTACTTTGGATCCGAGGGGTAAGAGTTCGGATGCTGATTGCAGGGCGTGTGATGTACTCTTGGCCATCAGATCCCAGTAGGCAAGCAGATCACCACATGTCGCATATGTCACGCGATACATGCAGCAATCGCCATTCTTCTCACAGAACATGATGATTACTCCAGGGCGAGAATGAGTTCTAGACAATCAAGGAGAATCTCCTTGGTTTTGCACTCTTGATCCAAGACCAGATCCAAGGCATCGGCGTGCCGACCCTCAGATCGTTCGATCTCATCGACCAATTCGTGGATTTTGTTTTGCTGGGCTGCGATCAGGCGGCTCAGCGTGATGGTGACATCCATCGGCCTTAATGCCTCTTGAATCATTGGAGCATCTCCTTACAGCGGTGGAAGTGAGTGGGTAATAATGCTTAATTACCCAGCAGTGGGTACGTGGGCAGACAGGATCCACCCACCATTCTTACAATCCCAGACGCGATTAAGGATGCGAGCCTCAGGGGCTGCAGATCTCCTTACAGCATTTGAGCATTGTGTAGCGATCACAGAGATGAGTTGTGCCCGCTCAGTGTCAGGATTGAAGCGCATTGTTTGTCTCCTAGTTGTTGATGACGTTGCGAATGTCGAAGTATTTGAAAGCCTTTGGGCCACTGATTAAGACGCCCAAAGTAAGGATGGGGCCAGCACCACTTAACCAAGCTATGCGGATAGCTAACTTAGCCAAGGGATGCAGTGTGCCCCAATTAGTGGGATTGGGCTCTACATAACCGCGATGCAGATGTGGCTGCAGACTAAGCACAAGCTCAGCGTATTCTGAACTCGTGCCATAGTCAGACCTAAATGTGCGAGACCTGAATGTGTCGATCATCACCAGTTCCTCCAGGATTGTGCTTGCTGAACAGGATTGACTGATACAACAACCTCGCGGCCAATTGAACGGCTGCAGCCCATTGCATAGGCCTCATCGTATGATTCAGCCTCTACATATTCTTGGGCACAAATAGCCTTCATCGAGCCGGTGTTGCTGAAACTAACTTGGTACAACATAAGGCGCTAATTGTGATGGTGAATGAGTGGCCAATTCTTTATATGAATTGACCAAGAGATGCAGGGCGATTCGATCACCCACCTCGCGGCTTGTTGCATCCGGTTGTTGTTAGTCAGACCCCGTGAATACGCTTGTGAGCTACCCACGTGATCGCCTGGATTTGGGCTGCTGTGTATGTACAACCGTAGGTTGCATTGATGTGAGCAGCAGCTGCACGATAGTCATCACTGATTGCCCTGTACAGTTTGATACCGATAGAGGGAACCTCTTTCATCGTGAGACGCTCACCAACCCAGACAGAATAGGCGTGGCCATCAACAACAACAGCATCAGTCTTGCCGATGATGCATTGATAGAAGGCGACAACCTTACGGCCGTTCAGGATAGTTTCATACTGCAGGGGATCGCCACACTCAAGCAGGACAATTGCCTTAGCTTTGTTCTTGCCATAGGTGCAGACTTTCACATCAGCAGCAGCCTCAGATCCTGCCGCTACATATACAGAGATTAGATTCTCTGCATCTTGGCAGTTACGCTCCCACTTGTTGTTGGGAGAGAGTGCTGCAATGACAGCGGCCACAGTGAGAACATCAACGCCGGTTTTGTGAGAGATGGCTGTTGCAATCTCAAGGGCTTCTGGGTACCAGTTGGCACCATTGACCTTCTCAGCTTCTGTTGCTAGCAGAAACTTACCGATAATGTTTGCGGTGTTCATTGTTAGAACTGCGGTTTGGTATTTGTCACGTAAAGTGACAGACAAGGCTGAGGGATTCGATCCCAGGCATCACGCCGTTTGCAGCCCTGCAATTGATCAGACAAAAGCCATAGCTGGCAATTCTTGAATCGCCACGGCTTCTTGTTGGAACATACCCTTATAGAGTTCTGCTGTTTGCATCACTCGGGCGTCATCCACGTCTGTACATACAGTGAGAACCTTGGTGGCCTCAGGCTCTCCTTTCCAGTAGCCCACAGCGTCCGTGATGGTGAAGCCATCGAACGGTACGTGCTGCAGGAATGTGTCGAATTGATCGTCAGTAACAACACCGCCAGTTGGGATGTTGCGACCGAGGAACAGCTGATAGGTGCGGGTCATTGTTAGGCTCCGTAGTGGCGGGTGATTAGTTGGAAGTTGGTGAGATCAGTGCGGGTTTCTTGCAACTCAGCCATTAGCTTGGTTGCTAATTCTTCCGTCTGACATACCCAAGCTTCGCCGGCAATGTCAGCCCGAGGGATAACATGATCAGCGATGATTCTGTAAAGAGTGAAGCCCATTGTCTTTGTTGCAGTGGTGTAATTCAGTAGGCAAGACGAGAAACAATCGCGGGCGATGTTGCCCCGTGTTTCTTACCACCAGCTGATGAATGTGATGCAGTGTTTGTTACATCAACCCAGCTGCCGGTTTGCATCTTGAATGTTCTGCAGGGTTTGTCACCCAGAACCCAGGTAACTTCCCGCAGTTTCTTACGCTCAGACATTGTACAAGTTAGCATCACTCAGTGTGATGCAATTGATCGAGAGGGGATTGCACCCTCTCTCCCGCTTTAACGGATAATCATTGGCCAGCTTTCTCTACAAAGTAGACATCAAGCGTAGGGTGCAACTTAATGGCAGTTGCATATGCATCAGCTTTGGTGTCTGTGATGTAGAGGTGAGATTCGTGGCGGTCATGCTTGGTGTCGAAACCAACTACCCGCCAAGTGGTTTGAGTGTCAGTCATTGTTTCAAGTAAGCATCTCTCAGTGAGATGCAAGTGGGCAGCCAACGAATCGACGTTGGTATAAACGGCTGGCCGTTCTGCCCGGTTCTTGCGGATTGTGGATACCGCATCCATCGGCCCTGGAGTGTGACGAGAGGGATCTCCCTCGCCCAACCCTTCCGGACTTCCTCGGCCGGCCCCTCCCATAACGGAGGCCGGGTGTCTCGGGAGAGGAGAGGAGCGGTTGTCGGGTCCGCTCTTCCTCCCCCGTGACCACATCATGACCCCTCAGTTGCACCTGTGCAAGCCATCAGGGCCTGAATCAGTTGGAGAGGTGGCACACACCAGCCCAGAACCCAGTGATGGTGAGGGATCTCGGGATTGTTACAAGTGTGTGAAGCATCCAAGAATGGGTAGGAATACCTAGGGTTTGTGTTACAGCTCTGTAATAATGATGCCCAAGACAGGCCTATTCCTCTCTTGGTGCTCTCATCGAAGGATCGAGAATCCACTCTTCCTCAATAGCCTCGGCTGCATTCTTGATGGCTAGTTTCTTATCATTACTGATCTTTGAGTAAGGGTCACTAATGACTGCAGCCAATCTATCCAATCTGTCCACCATAGAAAGAAATGCATACTCTATTGGTGTTTGTTGTTGCTTACCCATAGTGTGAGTTTGTGTTAGTTAGTGTGTGTTGGGTTTGTGTTAGCTTGTGGCTGTGATTGTGAATGCAAGCTATAACTATCTCTCCTGGCTGTGAGTATCAAACAGCAGCTGCACGTATGCATTGCACATCTGTGGGAATGTGCGGTCGGGTGTTGTTGCTTTGCTGTGGGCGAGTTGTGTTAGCAATAGGATGGAGAGTGTTGTTATCACTAACCACAGCTTACGGTTGTTGTCCATAACTGTACAGAACTTATGTACATAATAACGGCGTACAGATAAAATTACATATATATTCTTATTGCAAACGATTCTCAATAAGGAAAGGCTAGTGATACCAGTCAATCCCAGCCTCATTAGATCATATAACTAATGAGAACCCAGGCCACCACTGGGTTTTGGGGTTGTTGTACATCATGGGACGCATTCAATCCCGCTATGTGAGTAGTACATCCGTTTGATTTGACCCGG